ACGATCGCAGGATCAAAACCTGCAGCCTTGGGCCAGCTAGGCTACGGGACAATAATTTGTGCGGGTTGAGGAATTTAACCCCTCCAAGGACACCCACTGTGGCCTTATCCACTGCATCTACACTGTATGTTCCAATACCTGCAGCCTTCCAGTAAATTAATGGCGGCTTAACTTAACCGCTCTTCTTATTAAAATAAATTTGTTTAACCACTACTCCAGTAGCCCGTCAAGTGAATTATCGAAGTGAGTACCAGCAATGTTTTCGTTTACATAATTGTCATCAAATATGCAATCATAATGAAATAACATCCCTGTCTCAAGATAAGTAGCGGCTTTCTTTGTACTGCATTGATAAATAATTTCCTTTGATTTAATGTCTAAGTCAAGGACTTTATCATGGCTTCCTTTGTAACCAACAAACGGCAGATTCTTCATCTCCTTCCGGACATAGTTTTTACGAATCTTCAGTTGCGCCTTAGTTGGCTTCAGTCTTCTGACTGATTTAACCGTCTTCTTTCCAATGTACATTTGTCCATTGGTGTAAGTGATTATGTAAACGAAGTCTGTGCAGTTAGGCAACAGATCTTCGTGTGAATTTATTTCTTTACCCTTATATATCCACATTTAATCGCCCCTGGGTATAGCCAAGCATACGCTCAACAGTTCTGACTAATAAAACATTACTAGCAATATAGTCAACGCCTTTTGGACTAGAAGCCAATATTAAATTAGCGTATTTTATAGCTACATCAAAATGTTGTTCTGTTTTACAGCTATTTAGTATCTTCAGAAACTTAGTTAGATCCATTTAATTCTCCGTAATACAAAGTTCTTTGTTTGTCATCAGCTGTACCCTGCCTTATTGAGAGCCATACGGATGTCATGCATTAATGTTTGAACAGTTTCCTGAGTTGTATCCAAAGGAAATCCTATTTCAACTTTTAATGACATCCATTCTTTGGCACCACCAAATGCGTTAGGGCCTGAACCATTGTAATGGCGGCAGATCTCCATACTTGCCTCATCGCTACCCTGGATGTTAGGACGACCAGTATTAAAGTATTCATTGATACGAGTCCAGTCACGCTCTGCAGTTTCACCTTCAAGCTTAGGTCTGGACATGAACCAATCATAAATAGTTTCCATTTAAGCCTCCAAAAATGCAGAGACTATTTCTGGATCCAGAGTTGAATCGAAATCCAAGTCATCAGTAATACCATACTCACTTAGTTTATCGGCAATAGCATCATGGTCTCTTAGAACCTCAAGATCATCACCAGGGTGAATGTATTCACTTAAGTACACATACTTTCCAGTTAACTTATTTTTTTGCACATAAGTGCCTTCGCAGTAACGAACGTATTTTGGATGTGGCATTAGAATAAACTCCACAGACCAATAACGATCTTACGTAAAAATGGGTATAGGCATACAAACCAGTAGACACACATTATAACTGCAAACCAGGTTGGTATTGCGATAGTAATCATACTATTCTCCGTAAAGCAGGGGTTACAAGAGTACGTTCCAGACGCTCATCAGACATAGGTTCAACGAAATAACTGTTGATCTCATCTGCCAGAGTCTTGACGTATTTAGGATCAGCTCCCAGGTCAATCGCATACGCCAGTGCCCGGTAGATCTTAACCGAACGCTCACCCTTCTCGGCTTCGAATGCAAAGCCAAATGTTTCACGAGGGTCATCCAACTTCAGAGACTTATCTCTTGTTGGTAGTGATGCAGCAGGTTTAGGCTTATCCTTAAGACGCTTAGCAGCACCCTCCAGGATGAACTTCGTCTTAACAGTCTTACCTTCCAATTGCATTAGGATTTCACGATCAGCAAACGATAAGAATATCTGGCTCTGTGGTAATATGTCTATCACCAGGCCCAGGTCTTCTGCGAGTTCTTCAATGAAAGCTTTCCACATCCGTTCATCGATTTCGATGATAGAATCCAACTCCAGAATACATCTGAACTTGAACTCGTTGTCCGGATCACTTGTACGAACCACATAGTGATTGTACTCGTTCAGTAGAGTATGAGCTTCCACATCGGTAAGCATTGACTTATCAATATCCAGGATTACGAACTTGGTTCCACCCTGTAGATTTTCTTTCTTACGAATGCCATCTGTGAATGCGAATGAACAGTACGAAGCATTTTCCTGCAGTAACATTTGCAGTTCTTCAAAGTCAGTTTCATAGAACTCATATCCGTCACCGGAGTTACGAGCCATGAACTCTTTATTCTTTCTGCTGTTATCACCCAGGCCTTCAAATATCTTATGGGATACACCAACGACATCGGTCTGTATAAGTTCACGGAACTGTATACCACCTTCTTGGACACTGTAGGTACCATTCTCGTCATAACTGTTAGCCAGGGTAACCATCTCTTCAACTTTACTACGAGATGCACCATTGCCAGTTATGTACGACAACTTACGGAGCTCATGCAACGAGACGAAGTATTCATCGTCTTCAGCATTGTAACGACACATATCAGCAAGCTGCTCATATGGTTCTTTAACTAACTCTTTCTCAAATTCGGTCATATCTGGAGACAAGAATTCAACAGTATTGATAGCATACGCAAAGAGTTTCTCATTGACTTCCGTTTCATTTGTCAGTATCGCATACGTACCGGCCAGCTTAAGAGCCAGCCATTGTTTATGCTTTCGGCTGAGTTTACTAATGGGGTACTTACCAGACTGCTCATCTGATAGAATTGCATTGTACTCCAGATATACGTCAAATAACTTATTAGCATCGTCAGTTACTTGTAATGGATCACGAGTTGTATCTTCAACCAGGTCAGCTGTCAGAGCATTCAGTTTTACCTGTGCTCCCACTGTGCGAACACGTTCAGCTTCCCGTTGCTCATAAAGATCATCAATAGATGTGATTTCTAATTTCTGAGGAGTTTCAGGTGTAAAGGTGAAAATACTTCTTCGTGCCAGCTGAGTATTAAATACCAGCCGGAATTTGTTCTTGATGTCGTTGTTATATAGGATACCTTCCTGTGATCCAAAGAACAGAGCATTTACCGGTAGATTTTTAACAGCACTTGACTGATTTTCAGCAGACTTTACAATCTTTGGTTTAATGATACCGAGGTCGTAAGCTTCAGATATAACCTTAATAATTTCAACGATAGACCCATTAGTCTGTAGTTCAGTTCCAATTTCAGAACTTGCTATAGATCCGGCACCGATAGGATTACTTTCTATATCAGCAAAGTGATGTATAAGTCCTTCCACAGTACCAAGACCAGCTAGTAACGGTTTAGGAGAAATGTAATACTTCTGCCAGTTTTCTTTAGTGTCACCTTCCAGCTTAGCCATTGCTTCGGCTTTACTTTGGGCATAATCTTTACGTTGTGTTTCAAGGTTATCATAACCAGACGATAAAGATTTACGCAGAGCACTGAGGGACTTGTCCTTCGATGTACCGGACGCACTTAGAGCGAACACAATGGCATTGGTTGGAACCATTGTGCCATCGTAGAGCTCAATAGGCTTCCGTAGATGAGAGGAAAAGGTGATCAGCTCAGCCAGTGTTATGGCAAGCTTCAATTTGAATGGTACTTCACCTGAAATAGTATTGATACCATTCTCAATAATATCCGGATAAGGTCCCAAACCTTTAGTTCTCTCACTGATATATTTATCTAAGAGAGCTTTAGTAGTCATTATGCACCCACAGTTTCTTTTACAGTTTTAAAGAATTTGATTTCATCAAACTTGTCACCAACATTCATTGTTCCATCCATAGAAGTAGCAGTACCATAACTGCTACTCAAGTCTTTCTTGTACAGGTTTTCCAGTACAGCGAAGAAGAATTTACGTAGCAGACGATCGTTCACTACACTTGACATCATGTCAACTGATTTACGTGACTTATGTGAGAACAAAGGAACACATGCAAAGAAGTTTGAACGGTCACGATTGTTAGCACAGTTCTTGATAGGGAGTATCAACGTAATCTTGATATAAATATGTTGACGTTCCAGCTCTTCAACAGTGGCCAGTAATCGAGCTACACTTTTACGTACAGCTTCATTACTAACATAATGAGGATAGCTGATATTTACATATAGCTCATAGAAGAAATCGATGTACTGACGTGAAGGAGACATTACACAATCAGGCTCACCATTGGCATATTTGCCCATGTCGAAGTCAACTGCGGTACCATCAGTAGTGTAACGAAAGTTCTCGTACACCTCTTCAGTGATCAATCCACGCTTGTGCAAATTAGATCGCACCAGGTTACGAATATCTTCCTGTTCCGCTTTAGGAAAATCTGTCTTGCCCATCAACAACATGTTTAATGCGTTGTTATAGGTCATACCACAGTTATTATCTTCCTTCTGTTTAATCTTGGTCATCTCATGCTTGAAATGATCAAGGTTACGGAACATCATGAAGTCTCGAGGACCCATGTCTGTGCCCCACACATCTGGGAATACATCCTGGAATGGTAGGCTTAAATTAAAATCTTGTATAGTCATTACATTTCTCCGTTAGGGTTGGTTACCTTGTGAATACCGAACTTTCATGAGATCAAACAGTTCATCGATGGTGTCACAATCTGATTGGTTAGAATATTTAGGTATCTTTGCTACAGCGATGAGGTACTTCTCATACACCATTTCAGATTTACCACTGATTCTGAACATAAATCCATCTAGCAGATTTAACTCTTTACGCTTTTGGTACCTTAAGGCATCCCGCATTGAAACGGTCGTAGAAGAGTTCTGTGATTTGAGCACTTTCCGCATAGCAGCTATGTGTTGATACACATCTGAGTCTACCAGTGTTTGCTCGAGAGCAGCATCATGTTCAAGATCTATTATATCAAATCTATCCAGTGTTGCTGCGTCTAATTTGCTACGTCCAACGTAATGTTCATGCTCATCCTGTGGGTTAGCAGTTGCCATTAGACGGAAGTCTTTGTGCAATTTTACTATCCCATCCGGAAAGGATATAAATCCGTTCTCAATGGTATTCAAACACAGCAACACGTTAGCGTCACCAGCATCTATCTCGTCCAGCAAGAACATTCCACCGTTCTCAGCGACTCCACGCATTTGTGATGGAACATACGTACCATTCACACTCATAAATCCCAGTAGATGAGATAACGTCGTTTGTCTGGTCATTGATATACTGAAGAAAGGGATCTTCAATCCGTCAGCCACCTGGGTAGCTACAGTAGTTTTACCACTGCCCTTTTCCCCAGTCAGGAGACATGGCATGCCAGCATTGGCCAGTATGAGGACTTCATCAAACTTATTATGTTTCATTTGTCTTTCACCTTTTTGCCTTTCTTGGCATCCCACTCTCTGTATTTCTCAGGCAGTTCTGGTATTGGAACTGCACCAAATCCAGTAGCTGTTGGTTTAGCTCTAGGATCAGGTACATCGAATTTAGATTTCTTACCTACACCAAATGGATCAGAAGGTGATTTAGGTTTAGCTTCTGGATCCCATTTAGCTTGTGCTTCCTTGTATTGTTGTTCATGGTCATCCCATGGAACACCATTAGCATCAGTAGTACGTGACTTTTTATCATTAGCTTTCGATGGTTTAGCATTAGGTTTCTTTTTTTTACCTTCAGTGGCGGGGTAATATACAGCCATTACTGGCTTTACTACCCGATCATCTTCGTCACCAGGTAACAGCGCACGACATTCTATGTACGCTTGCATATCTGTAATACTACTGAAGTAATACTCTTCACCTTCATCAGAGAAGAGCTCTTCTTTTTTTAAGTTGGTTAGTATAGTGTTAGACTTACCGTCTAGCACTTTATCAATTTGTAATGATGTGTAATTCTTAAGCTTTTTAAGTATAGCCATTACCATCAGGAATATCATTTGATCGCTGGTACCATAATCCTTTAGCTCAGCAGATACTGTATCCGGGTGCCACAATTCAATGTGGTCTCCAAGATTTTGTACCCTTGAGTAATTCTCATTGCTAATTCTATAGCTTGGGTACTGTGTTATTAAGGTCTCATACACTTTATCGAGATCCATGTCCGGTATGTCTTTAGCAGACTCACGTACTTTTGCAATTCCTTTGTCTACAACTAAATAGAATATGGATGCTACTAAAACATCATTCATCCCTTTGCTACGTGTAATCAAAGTTTGAAATATGTGCAGCGGAGTGGAGCTTGCTACAACAAAGGGTAAAAATTTAGCCATGACAGTTTCTCTCCTGTAAATAAAAAAAGCCCCTA